ATGTCCTACTTCACCGCCCCTATCCACCCTGGCGGCTGCTGGGTCTGCGTGCACTTCCACGGCGAGACGACCGACGAAGGGCGCCGCCCGGTCTGCCGCTACGAACCAGCCTTCCCGATCTGCCCTTCCTTCCCGGATGAGGGTTGCAGTCACTGGATGCGCGAGCCTGGCGCTGATGACGAAATCAGGCTGTCCAGGGACCGCGAGTACGTGGCTACTGCCGTATTCCCGCTCAAGCGCTAGTCGTCAGCCCCTGGCCAGTCGCACAACCTGACGCCAAGCTCGTTGTGCAGCAGGATCTGCCGCGCCGTTCCGTCTGTCAGCACGTCATGCTGGCTGATGAAGATGGGCATCGACACCATGCAGAACTCAACCCCCACCGGTTCCTTTGTCGCGCACCCACTTGCGATTAAGTTCAGCGTTAGCAGCGCCGTCACCCATCCGATTGATCTTAGCTTGAACATCCCGGGCTTCCTTGGCGGACTCTACCGCCTGCTTGTTGATCTGGTTCTGCACTTCCTGGCGGCCGTCTGACTTGCCCTTGAGGCGGATTCCGAAAGCCCCGAGGACGACAGCCACGCCCAGGGCCAGGGCTGGCCAGTATTGGGCAAACCACAGGGATAGAATTGCGCTCATCGCACGGCCTCCAAGGCTCGGTTGTATAGGGCGTTCCAGGTCTGCGGATGGGGCTTTCCTGGTCGCCAGGTGCGGTAGTACAGGTCCCATGCTTGATCGGCTTCACCGAGCGCCGGCAGAGGCTTTGGATCCGTCCACAACAGCAGACGGGCAATGGCGGCGGCAAGCACGTCATCCTTGTCCAAGGCTGCATAGATCGCATCGGCCGTGGCCGGGATGCCCCGGGCCTTACATACCGACTGCACAAGATCCCGTGTCAGGTCGTGCAGGACAACGCCACATACGCCGCCCCTAGTGGTTGGCGTTCCCTTCTCAAACTGCCAGAATCCCCTGGCAGGCCCACCGATTTGCTGACGGTGCTGGAACCGGCTTTCCTGCAAGCCAATCGCCAGCAGCATGCACCTGGCTTCCTTCGTATCCATCTTGGGGGGCAGGAGCGCGAAAGCCGGCTCCATGGCCTTGGATACGATCTCCTCAAGAGTCGGGTCCGGAATTCTGCTGAGCGGCTTTGCGGGCGTCGGTGAGGCACTGCTGGACGTAGAACTTGGCAATGATGCCTCCGAAGAAGAGGGTATATCCGATACCGGCGACGAGGCCCGGCGGGAGAGCGCTTTTGAGATCAGGCGGTAGAGCGGCCCAAGCTTGTCCAGTAGCATCAATTGTCTTATCCACAAAATAACAAAAGCCGCCAAAGGCGGCCTGCAACCAAAGAGAGTGAGAGCGCCACAACGAGCGCCATTCAGGGACTAGCCTCATGGCCGCTCCTTCTTTTCAAGCGCACGAATGCGCAGTTCATGATCGTCCAACTTGCGGTCCACGACGGCAAAGTCTCGACGGGCCTCCCCGACCGTGTACCGCGTCTGGTTGTCCACATCGATGCGGCCTTCCAGTCGCTTGACAGAGTTGTTCAGCGTCTTCATTTGCGACTCCGTCACGGCGCTGGACGCTTTCATCTCCCCCTTGAATTCACTGAACTCCTTGCCCATCCCTTGTATCCCTTGGTTCAGCGACCACCAGAGTCCTGCTAGGCTGGAAAAGACGGCTAGGGCCAGTGTTATCGCCCAAGGACGGAGTTTGAGTCCTTGGAACTCATGGGCTTCTTTGTCTGGCATGTACGTTCCTTGGGACGAAAAAAAGCCCGCCGGAGCGGGCTTGCTGAGTTGTGATGGAGCGGGATTTCCAGTTATGGAAGATTTTTGAGGCGGGATACAATCCCTCACCATATCTTCCCCAACCTCAATAACCGCCCCATGAAAGAACAGAAAAACCAATTGCTCTGGGTCCAGGCTTTGCGTGGAATTGCAGCGCTTATGGTTGTCATGGTGCATGCCCGCTTTTATCTGCGTGGCGAAACCGGCGAGTTCGTGGCCCAGAATTTCTTCTACCCAGGCGCGATGGGGGTGGACCTGTTTTTCATGCTGAGCGGCTTCCTGATGGTCATAACGACGATCAGCAGTGACGGAAGCTGGGGGTACACCTACCAGTTCCTATGCAAGCGGATAGCGCGGATCTGGCCGGTCTACGTTTTCACCTGTTGCCTGTTCTTGGCGTTTGCTCACTACTTCCCAGCATTCCCACTGCCACTGACTGAATACAGGAAATTTGTAGAAAGCCTATTTTTTATCCCCATTGACCCCACGGCGCCGCTCTATTTCTCACTGCCTAACCCCGTGGCGTGGACTCTCTGTTTCGAGTTCTACTTCTATATTGTCTTTGGCGTGTCGCTGCTGTTTAAAGACTGGCGGTGGGTAGCCCTTTCCGCCTGGTTCATGGTGACTGTCGTCGTGATTCCGATGTCGACAGGGACCTTTAACCTGAGCGTGACCGACACGCACCGATACCTAGATTTCAGATATGCAAATCTCGCCGTCAATCCAATCGTGATTGAATTCGTCCTAGGCATGCTGGTTGGCAAGCTTTATCTGACTAACGTGTGGCTACCGAACCGTTACGTGCTCATGATCTGCACGGCGGGGGCTGCATTCCTCGTGGTTGCCTTGTCCGCTACCGGTGTTGCCACGTTCCACGGGCCTCTAGGCTGGGGCGGCGGTGTCTTCCTTCTCTTCTTGAGCGTTGCCATGTTGAGCAAGGTCGTTCACCTGAGCGCACCACAATGGATGACATGGCTCGGCAAGATTTCGTATTCTCTCTATCTAACCCATCTGTTTGCGTTCGGGTTGGTAGATGTTGCGAGCCATGAGTTGGGCTGGACAGACGGGGACCGCCCAGCCCAATGGCACTTTTGGGTCAACCCAGTTTTCGCTCTGATCTTTGCTGCTGTTGTATTCCGCTACGTTGAACACCCTGGCTCCGCATGGCTAAAGCGGGTGCTAACAACGAAGCGACAATCCCAGCAGTCAGAACAACAAGGCGCGCCGCTTTAGATCACTCGATAGCGGTCGTAGCGGGCTTGGTAAAGGTTGTCCCGTCGTAGAGGTCAGATATTTCCACCGGTGGTTCGTGGTCAGTGACATCAACCAACTGTGCCACAAAGTCAGGGTGATATCGGTCTTCAATGCCCACCCACACCCCATCCACTAGGACTTCACCCGGGATGATCTCCACTACCATCCCACCCTGAATGCTTGCATAGTATTTCATCATGAATACTCCCAAACAATGACGACCCCAGGAGCACCGGCGCCGCCCACTTGGTTGGAACCAACTCCGACGCGAGCAGCACCACTACCGCCTGAACCAAAGCCCTGTCCAGGATTACCTGCCTGAGCGACCGCCGTAGAGGTACTGCGTGAATTGCCGCCAGCTCCATATCGCGTGCTGCCCCCCATACCGCTAGTGACGCCTGCGTTCAGATAGGCGCCAGTCAATCCTGGTGCCCCAGGGTTTCCAACAGTCGCACCGGTAACAGTCGCGCCTCCATCACCTCCCGGTAGCGTTGGCCCCGCGGTCGGGATAGTGGCGCTACGGCCAAATTGGCCACCGGTTCCGCCTGCACAAGTCAGCAAAGATCCGAACGAAGAAGAACCGCCAGACACACCCGTACCCGTAGTGGCACCAGTGCCTCCCGCTCCAACCGTCACAGTCACCGAGGTTGCAGCTCCCGCCAGGTACAGGACACCATATGCACCGGCGCCGCCGCCGGCGGCGGTGGACATAGTGGAGGATACGGTATCGAACTCAGCACCTCCGCCCTGTCCACCACCGGCCAAAACCTCAATAACGCGGAATTTGACCCCAGGCGTTGGAGTGTACGTAGACGCCCCAGGAGTCTTGAAGGTTTGAACGTTCAAGAGACGGCCGGGCGTAAGAACGCCGACTGCGGTCTTGTAGTTCGCCAGGAAAACCGCCGCGTTACCGTCGTCCAGGACATCCTGGCCGCTCCCGTCAACGACGAACTGGCCAATCATGTTGGCCGCGTAGGCCGCCTGACGCGCGGCTTTGTTCACAAGCTTCGAACTAGCAACACCAGGCACGTTTCCGCTGGTACGTTGCGAGTCTGCCGAATACTCGGCCTGGGTAAGAACGTTGGTATTTGCAGTGGCAAATGGCAATAGTTCGTTGGTGGCCATGCGTTAAGCTCCTGGTGTTATCTCGATCCCCCAATTGCCGACGCCCCAACCTGCAAGGGCTTCACTTTCAGCATCCCAAGCAAACAAGGGGCCAGCAACTGGCGTAATTGAATAGACATTGATACGAACCCCCTCAGGCTTGAGAGGGAGATAACCATTGGTAAGCAATGCCCTTGTGACGATATCCAATGGTTGGCCGGCGATACCGACCGTCATGGACATATCCTGATTGTCCTGAATGATGATGTAAGACTGACCGCTGAACGCTGCATTCCAGATCGCATATGCCCCTGGGATGCTGCCATCCCAGGAATTGGCCGCGACCTTAGCCCGCAGCAACGTGCGATAGGCGTCATCAGGGAGTGAGATAAGGCCCGAGGCGGGGTCAAATTGATCCTTCCAGACGCCAGAATCCCAGCCCACATCAGCCGTGTCATCCCATGTGAAATAGACACCCGTCAGCGGAATATCTACATACCGAGATCGTCCGATCCATTCGCCGACCTGATCCAACTGCACGCCCACCGCCGCATCCAGATCAAACACCCCAATGTAGGTGTTCAGAAAGTCCTGCAACGACGCAAACGGCTCCGTGTTGTTGAAAACCACGCCCATATAATTGGGCTTCTGGTTGTGCTCGCTAGTGATCTTGGCCGTGTATTTGTTGTCAGCCATGAACGCCTCGCGGGGTAACGTTGACGGTGATATTGCTCAGTTGGCAGTCCGCCACCTCAGAGATCGTGATGGCCACGTTAGCAGCAGCAGGCGTACCGGCGTCACGAGCCACAAGCACTGAAACAATATCGAAAGTGTCGCCCGAAGCGGTGCCAGGCAGGTTTGCCGGGGTGTAGAGCTTTGTGTACAGCACGTCCGTACCAATCCCCAGCGCGTTGATATAGGCTGCTACAGCCGCCTTGATTTGGTCTGCATAGGGCGTCGAATAGCCTTGCAAAGCCTGGATGTTAACGACCACCTTGATCGGAACCACCGTAGGTCGGAAGAACCTGATCGTGTTCGGAACGCCGTATTGGTCGTAGACAGTGACAGAGGTAGTCCCGTAGGTATACGTACCGGGCGTCTTGTGAACTGCGATAGCCTGCGCGATATCCGCGCTATTACCTCCCTCAGCCACGATTGCAATAGAGTGCGCGGGTAGGCCGTCAGCCGAGGTCGAGTTTGTATCGTTCTCGTAGCCCTTGAAGCGCGTAACGCCGCTGACGTTTCCAACCGCGCCGATGGTGCCATCCAGCACCGACTTAGACGGCAACGCAGTGGAAACAGTTTGACGGGCGCGAAGCTCGGCATCGGATTCCACGGCTACCCCTGGCGTTGAGGCAAGCGGGTTGGTAACCGACTGCCATCCCATCGTAGGTGTGCCGATGCGCGTAACCGTGTTTGGCGCGGCGCTGATGGCTCCTACGTTCTGTGCAGTAGCTGTCACGGTTACAGAACCCGAGAGGGGGATGGTGACCGACGCAGGCAGCAGCCAACGGTTGTCGAACGAATCGATAGCCTGACCGTTGCTGATCACCGTTCCAGCCTGCCCGACGATGGTAAGGTCTACCGTCGAATTGGTTGCGGTGCGCCGGCGGATTCCGTTGATCTTGACGTTGGTAGACAGGCCGACACCTTGCGATGTTGACGGCGAGAAAGAGTTGTAGACCGCCGACGACAGCGAAACACAGTCGTAGAACGCCAATGCGAAGACGCCGATAAGCTGGCCGTCTTGCGAATCCGCCTCCAGGTAGATGTCGTTGCCATAGATCTCGCGGTACTTCCCCTTGAAGTAGTCCACCACATCCTGGTAGCTGGGCGCATGAAAGCCCGTCGCGTCGATGTACGGAGTGATCGGGGTGCTCATATAGTTTGTTCCACCTGTGTTTGTCCGTACTGCGTCGTGATCGTGGCGGCCACAGATAGCTTGCGAGCATCCCGGTCCAACGTGCTGTTGTATTCATCGATCCGAACCACGCCAGTGGTATCCAGGATGCGAGCCATCAGCACCGCGTCGTAGCTGTTCTCGGTATTGCGACCCAGCACGAAGGGTAGATACGGAGTACCTTCTGCCATGTTGGCGAACCACTCATTGGTCCACAGCTTCAGCCTCGTGGCGACCGCTTGGGCCGGCGCATCCGGCACGTCTCGATAGAAATCTGCCTGTCCATTCCCGAAGACATAATCCCCGTCCTCGTCAAGCTTTCGGTATCTCATATCAACCTCACGCAACAGGGCCGGAATTGCTGGAGCCAGTCTGGACACCAGAATGGCGGTGGGTATCGTCCACGCGTTTGCCGTTGGCGATGATCTGTCCCACGACGCGCAAGACGCCTGTAATCGCTGCGGCATCCCCGCCGGCGTCGGTGCTTCCATTGAGGCCAGCCAGGAAGGTCAACAGACCACGAATGATGACCTGATCGGAAAAATCCGAAGTCGGCGCTACCACCTCAAACCCACCAGGCGCAACTATCTTCACCTTTTGAGTGGACGGGCTCATTTCAATGTACGTGGACCCGTCGTTGCTGCGAAGCTGGGTCGCCGACGTGCTGATTCCGCCGATCTTGGTTGCTTGCGAGAAGGGGCCAGGAATTGCCACCGCATCGCTCAGGCTGTGCATTCGCGAGTCGATAGCTGGCCCAACCTGCCCGGTCTGCCACCATCCATCAATGCAGCGGCTGGAGAAAACCAGCATCACCTCGTCGCCAGCAGAGATCGGGAACGTCAGCGTGCAATTTCCGCCGCGGGGGAATACCACCGGCACATCCTGCAAAACCGGCAGATTGACAGTGGAATACGCTCCAGTCGAAGCCTGTACCGTTCCCTGCACAACCGGCTGGACAGCCGCCGTAATCGCTTCAGGATCAAACGAAACCACGATCCCAGGCATAGCCGTATAGGTCGCAGCCTGCCGCGCATCCATCGCCGCGCGCATCGCCTCCTCAGGATCGTTCCAGCGCTCGCGTCTATCCATTGTTCGGCACCACCGTAAGAATTGACTTGCTCAAGGACGCCGTTCCATCAATGGCCTGGCAGATTGAGTCGGTGTACCAAGACTGCCCTCGCGTATCGCCCATGTGGGTAACCGCAAGCGCTTTGTACTTACCGTCCTGTGCGATACTTGGGAAGTAGTTGAAAGCTGTGTATGCAGCGTTGATCTGCGCCTCTTGAACGCTTTCGTTGTCGATCTGAATTCCGCGCCCGATGAAAACGTTCGGGTTCAGCAGGCAACGCACGTGGATCCCGTTGATAGTTTGCTCTGGAAATCCGATCATCCCGGTTTTGGAGGTCATGACGACATCATTTCCAGGGATGTACCCAGAAATCGGAATCAGGTACAGACGGTTGTCATGGATCGACCAGGAACAGCCAACCATCGCCGCCAATTCCCTTAGCCGGTCCCTAACCATTCCATAGAATGATGTGGCTCTCGGATATACGGTTGCGGGCAGCGGCGGCGCATAGCCAGCCGTGATGCCATACAGAGAAAGCTCTTGCAGCAGCGCGTTGTAAAGCTCGGTCGCCGTCCATCCCGCCGCAAGGGTGAAGTTGGCTACCGCAAAGTTGTAGGCCATGTCGCCGTTGGCGGCCGTGATATCCAGGTACTTGTCGATAGAAGTCTCTTTGCCACGGCGAATTTGCTTCACGTCGCCTACAAAGATCGTCCCGAAGTTGCCCTCGTAGCCAGCCCGGAGCGTCACCTTGGCAAACTCTTTCTGGATTCGCTGGGCGGTGTTGTCGCTCAGGTTATAGACCCGGATTTGTGCTGCGGCTGGCGTCTGCACATCCGCCGCAGAGATCGAGAATTTGAAATGCAGCTGGGAAATGTCCAGCTGATCACCAGCTGCGTTCTCCAGGACCAGAGACGCCTTACGAAGCCACTGATCCGCCATCACTTACTCCGTTACGTAGTACATCAACGACTCTTGGCCCAGGCCCGTATAGGTCGGGTAGATGAGGGCCGCGCCGTCCGTCAACACAACCAGCGCGCCGCCAATCCCCAGGTATTCGAACTGTCGAAGCAGGTTCACACCAGGGATAAGCGGCATGCCGCACAGGATGGGGTTGCTCAGACTATCGAGGATATCCAGCACCCACCCCTGCGGGTCACGCCACACGATTCGAAATCGGTATTCCACGTTCGACAACACGATCGGGAACGTCTGGGCACGGTTGGCCAATGGGATTTTGAAGACGTTCATAGCGTGCTCCCAGGCAACCCCTCGACGGTGTTGATGCCATCAGGGATTGTTTCTAGCGGCTGAGGCTGCTCGACGGGGAATGCCTCGACAGGCCCGGTAACTTCTGGGCTGGCCTGGTCCTCTGTAGGCGCTGCGGTCGTCAGGAATGTCGGAACGATGATGACCTGTCGGCAGATGGCAGAGACATACAGCACATCATTGGTCATGATGTTTGTCTCGACCTTCAAACTGACGATCAGCATGTTGTTGTACGCCCGCTTGCCAGTGATCAGGTCGAACGGCTCCCGAGACTCCTGCAACGTCAGCAGCTTGTTGTAGACCTCCTGTACAGAGATCGTGCGGCCACCAAACAGCGTATTGATGATGGCTGAGCTATCAGACCAGCCATACCGCAACGACACTTCCGCTGGCTTCTTGAATGCGTGATCAGAGATAGCCGCCCCTTGCTCTACAGGGTGGTCAGTAATGATCAAGTCATCACTGTGGATCTCTTCGACAGCCACATCCGGAATCACATCCGCAATCGAGCGCTTGCGACGGATGAAAATTGAGCTGAGAACGTCACCAATGATCATCGCGTCGCGCCTCTCAAGTTACGGATTGCGTCAGACCCGATGGCCCGCTGCTGCCTTGCCACCTCGTTAGCCGTGGCGTAGGGGTCTTCCGTACCCGTCACGCTGATATTCACGTTTTGGGTAAGTTGGACCGGCGGCATCCCGGCCGCCTGGTTGATCATGCCGTTGCTGTACGGGTTGCGCCCGTTCTCATACTCGACGATCCCACGGATCAATGCCGCCAGCGCAGCAGGATCGGAATTGACATCGAACTGCGTGTTCGTGTCGATCCCCATCTTCTGCGCCAGATAGTTGGCATAGGCGCCCGTGTTGTTCTCGCTGGCCGGCGCGTAGGTATTGACGATAGACTGAATACTATTCAGCCCACGCTGACCGTAGCGCCGCAACTGCGCAGCCAGGGCATTCAACCCTTCCTGAGCACTGGCGAAGGTGGCAAAACGGCCGCTCGTTTCCTTGCTCGCGCCTTCCTGCCCAACATAGACCAGGTTCCCCGGGTTGTTGTTGCGAATGCCACGCGGAATACCAGTTTGGGATGCTTGGCTGGCGGAATCCACGATTTCCTGGTCAGCCTTCTTCCCTTCAATCCGAGCCTTCCGCCGCTCCATCAGCTTTTTGATGGCCGCGCTTGGCAGATCACCATTGAGCAGATCCGCCCCGAACGCTGCCAAGTCAGCAGCCTCGTTCGCGGAACTCTGGAGAAAGCCGCCCAAATCACCTAGGCCAAGCTTCTTCAGGAAGGGCTCAATCTGCTTCCAGATAGCCTCGATCGCATCACCCAACCGCTTGAACTGGGTTACCGCGTCCGAGAAATCCAGATGGCCAAATGCCTTGTCTACTTCTTCGCCGAACTCCTTGATGTACTTGATGGCATCGCGGATATAGGGTCCGATTGCAGTTCCAATACGGCCCAGCAGGTTCAGGAATCCACCAGCCGTATCCCCGAGAAGAACGATGATCTCGTTGATCTCTTGGAAGTTCTCGCGCACAAACCGCTGAAAGCGCTGGACGATATCGCCCAGGCCCTTCAGTAGACTCGTACCGGCCTTCTTAGACAGTATGTCGAACGTCGCGCCCAATAGGCGCAACTGGTTCATGAACTCCTTGCTGTCCTTTGTGGCCTCTTCAGTGTCAAGACCAGCCTCCTTGAGCATCGCCTGGTACTCGGCGCTGAACTCGCCAAGGCCGCGCTGCAAGGCCATCAGGGTATTCTCATCGATACCCAGAACGTCCGCGTAAGCCTTTGCCCGATAGTAGGGCATCGCCTTTAGGCGGTCCCCAAGATCGGTCAGGACCTCCCCGGTGTCCCTTAGCTGGCCGTTAGCATCACGGGTCTGCACCCCGATGCTTTGAATCAAATTCTCTGAACCAGGCGCGCTACGAATCAGACGCGCCAGATTTTCCAACGACCCACGCAGGGCATTTGCTGAAGACCCGGCTTGGCCAGCAGCAAATCCCAACGCGAGAATGTTCTGGGAAGAGGTCTTTGTGCGCTGAGATGCGTAGTAGATCTCCTCCAGGCCCGCAGCCATCTTCGCGGTAGCAGCGACGACCGCAGCCGCCGCAGCGGTGGCGGCCGTACCCAAAGCGATAACACGCTTGGTGGACTTCTCGACCGTTTCAACGAAACGGCGTTCGCCCTTGTCGTCGATCTTCCAGCCCAGGCTGACCAGAAACTCACGGATGACGTTCTGATCAGCCATTGGCTCGCCTCGATATTTCCAGATTTGCCGCCCTCACATCGAGGGCGTCATTCATGAGTGATACGTCGGCAAGATCCAAGGTGCCGTCTTTCAGGCTCTCGTACTTGCACATCCCTTCGAGAACTGGCCGGATAAGCCAATCCTCGCCACCCGGGAGCGTTTCGACGCGCACCCCCGAACCAGCACTTACTGGCCGGCGGTAAGGAGTGCGCCGAAAGTATTTCCCAAGTTGACCTTGATGACCTCAGCCGCCAGGCGAAGCAACCCAATCATGTCGATGTCATCGAACATGCAGTTACCAGAACTGAATACGGGGGCCGCAGTCTTATTCCCGGTCTTGCGCGAGACAACCTCCAGGCAAGTCCCAATGATCATCTCGGTGTCCTCGTCAGACAACTTGGACACCGCGAGGACCATGGGTTCCACGGCCTGTTTGAAGTCGAGCTTCTTTCCTTCAGAGGCCATGGCCATATCAGCTAGGCCCGTCAGGATAGGCGCCACACGCCGGGCGACATGCAATTGCTTGAAGGCACTCAGCTTGCCGATGTGGTACTGATGGCCACCGTATTCAAAGTCACTCATTTAGAAAACCCCCTGCGTCTTGTCGATCTTCCCTGCGTCGAACGTCCATTCGACAATCTGGCCTTCCTTCGCGTACACCGCTTCCGGTTGCCGCTTAAACGCCACGCCACGGCACACCACCTGTTCACCAGTGCCGGTGATCGACACGGTGATGATGTTCTGGCCATGCAGCAACGAGCTGGCCGTCTGCGCGTTGTAGGCAAGCTGCAACTTCGCATTAACCGGGCTGGTCTTTAGGACCCGAACAGTTACAGTGCCGGACTTGTCGGCATGCAGCGAATGCATGTACTCACCGTCCGCACCCACCGTCATGGTGTTCTTGTCGCCCACCGGCGTGATGGTGATGCCTTCTTCTGCCGTACCCGCGCCGTAGCCCAGGTCGAACACGCCAGTCGGGCCGGCCAAGGTGGCATTGACGTCAATGAAGCTATATGCCTGAGTCATCTGCTACCCCTTAGCGGTTGACGTTGATGATGATGTCTACGAAATGGACGGCACCAGCCAGCTTGATCGCGCACTGGATAGTGGGCGATTTACGGGCTTCGCGATCCGCCTGGGATTGCAATGCAACAGGCGGGCAGTAGGTGTAATACCCCGCCGACAGGTAGTCGCCCCGATTCAGCGCGCCGAAGCCGTCAGCATTCCACTGGCCAGGAGCTACGAGGCCGTTGGTAACCGCTTGATCCATCCGCGAGTTGATCGTGTTGACGATCTGGTTGTTTCCGCCGTCCGTCTGCGGAATCTTCGTCGTGCTGGTGTACAGCAGGTTGTAGACCGCCGTTTGCACGTCGTTTTGCAGCCAGTCCGTACCATGCACTTCGTCGAAGAAGTACCCGTTGGTCATCACACCTTGTTGGATGATGGCCGTGTTGTTGTTGTAGTTGACGAAGACATTGCAGTTCTTCGCCGTCAGCGCCGCAGCCTGCGATGCAGTCAGGTTCTCAGCGGTCACGGTCGGCTCTTGCTTGAACTTGAGCGTAATGACCGTGTTGTTGCCCTGGAAGTTGACCGTGAACGCACGACCGTACAGCGAAGCCGACGCATAAGGCGAGCTGGACGAATATTGAATGAACGTGCGCTTCAGATTCGCCGCTTTGAGCTTGCTGGCGATATCCGTAGTCAGCGTGCCGTCCAGGATCGCCGTGCTTTGCGACGTGACCCCAAAGATCCGCGTCGGACTTGCCGATTCGATATAGGCAGCCACAGCCAGATAGTCGGCATCGGTTACTGTGGCCGTGGTGGCGGTCATCGAGCCATACCAGGAAGTCGAGGCATTTCCCAGAGCCTGGTAGGCCTCCAGCATCGTCTCCGCCGCGGCGCCAGGCACCGGCACAGCCGATTGCGCTTGCGTCAGACCCAGCAGAGCGGAAATGTCGGTGCCGCTGGTGTGTGCAGTGGCATAGCCCACCGTCGAGGTGGCGCCAGTGGTCGAACTGGTCACCACGAAGCGCGAATTCACGCCATCCCAGGTAACCGTGCCGCCCGTCAGTCCAGCGTTGACCTGCGAAGCCACGCCGTTCAGGTTGGTCTGAGCCGAGAAGTCAATCGCGGTCAGGGTTTTGGTCACGCCGTCAATGGTGATCTTCATCGAGCCGTTGGTAATGCTCGTAAAGTTCGACATCGCCTGTTGTCCGCTGGTCAAAATAGCACCGCGCAGCAGGCCGGCCGTAGCCGTTTGCGCCCAGCGGCCGATGTACAGAATCGACGGTTGGGGTGATTGCGAGAAGAACAGGTTGGCGGCCAGATACTCAGGCGCGGTCGTGCCGAAGTCATTGGCCACACCATCAATGCCGCTGTACTGGCGGATGCGCTCCTGAACGTCGATCACGGACGACGTGCCGACGATCATCAGGGCGCCGAAATCCCGGGTAGCAGCAGCCAACGGGGACATGACGATCTGCACGTTCACCACGTCGCTGACGGGCAATCCTTGAGCCATGGAATACTCCAGAAAAGAAAAAGCCCGCTATAAGCGGGCCTTGGTTGTGTTTGTTTCGGGCTAAGGGACGTTGATAGGATTCGTCAACCCGTTTTCTGCTTCGATACTTCCCTGGGCTTCCAGGATGTTCAGCACCGGATAGGTGCGAACGATCATGCGTCGGAACCTGAATGACAGATCCCACCGCCTGATCCACTGCTGGTTGTAGAAGTCGGCTGCCTGGCGCAAGGGGCCAGATTCGATAAGCGTCAGCCCAGCAAGCTTTAGCGTCTCGTTGTTCTGCTGCACATAGGCGCCATCTCGCGCCAGATCTGCGTACTGCATGGAGTTCGGCCCGTAGAACGAGCAAAGAACCCGCAATTCCTGCTGCCGCTGGAGGGTGTCAGAACCATCGCCAGCACCGTTATGCCGAATGGTGGGGAAGTCCTCAGACAGCGTTTCCATGACGCCGAACGCCACCCAATCCACGTTCGGTTCGGGCTGCTTCGGTACAGTAGGTTTCCACCTTGGGCGCACGTACTGCCCGTCGATACCGGTCAGGCCCTTGAAATAGGCCTGCAACAGCCGATCAAGCTGCTGATCCTGGGTTGGCGGCGTAGGCACTACGGGAGCGAGATAGCCCCCGGTCGCTGATGTATTGGCCATGCCTTACCCCTGCAACGGAATGAGGTCGCATAGCGCCTCTACGAAGCCAGGACCATAGGTTGTGTAGTCGTTGACGTTCGACACCGTGTATTGCCGGCCCTGCCACGTCACCAAGTCAGCATCGCGCCCAGCGGTCCCGGGAATGAGGGTGAACTTGGTACAGATCAGGATGGAACCCTTAATCCGGCTGCCTTCTGCAATCCGGTCGAGAATATCGCCCTGGTCGCTGGTTACTACCCCAGAAAAGGGGATAACCTGTTGCGCGTTGACCGCTTCGCCATACTGATTCACGGTCTGCGTCTGCCGGGTGCAAGTCAGCGTGGTGTCAAGGAAATCCGGGTCCAGCAGCACCTCCGTAACGTCGAGTAGAGGCATGGCTACTTGTCCTTTTTCCTGACCACGTAGGTCTGCGAGTTCCGATACTGGCCCGTGTCTAGCAGCGGCTTATCGCCCGTTCTGCCGGCTTCCCGGCGTTTCTGGAGCGTGTATGGCGCCAGAGGGAGGAAATCTCCCTCTTGGATGGTCTTGCGTACCGAATTCACAGCCAGAAGACCAGCAGCATGCAAGGACTGATCAATAGCCTGCGCATCACCGGCCAAAGCACGTTGGCCACCACGCTTGAGAATGCCGGCGGCCTGTTCCTCGATCGCTTCCACACCAGGTATCAGGTGCGGACGCGCCGGAATATTGTTCGGCGGGGAGCCAAACTCGTTGATGTAGCCGATCTGAGCGTTGGAATACTCTGCATCGTCATCACGCTCCGGCGCGCTGTCGGGAACGCCTACAAGCACGTCCTTCTGGGCAATTGAGTGCAGCGTCTTGATGATGTCTTGAAGACGGTCAATCTTCATCTCAACGCCCATGGATCACCTCATAGTTGAACGCCACCCGCACCAAACAACTGGATCAGGCGCCACAGTTCGATACCGTAGGTGGTCAGGTTCCAGAATGTCGCATCCGGATTGGCCACCGAGCCGGTGTCGTAGCTGACACTGACCTTATCGACCGACTTGGACCTTTGCGGCCCCGTCACTTGTCCGGGAATTCCGCCCGCCGCTGAGGCTTGCTGGTTCCTGACGGCAATCGCTAGATGGTGAGCGGTGTATAGCTTCACCCCTAGGGACCAGAGATTTCCCCAGCGGCTTTGGTTCAGCATTGCCTCCGCCATCGTGCTCCAGAGAGTCAACTGGCTATCCGTGTACCGGGTAGTGTCAGCAAACTCCGGAAAGTCTGCGCGAAAGGCTGCTAGATCCATGGGTTACTCGCTTGCGTCTTTGGGCGGTCGCCCGGGGCGACGGGCTTCCGGCTTGGCTTCCTGAACCTCTTCAGCCTCGATGTGCGCCTGGACGAACCAATGGCTCACCAGGTCATCATCGATCTGCTGGACGCCTTCCTGGAACTCCAGTTGACGCCCATCAGGGGCGTTGAGGCGGAAGGCTTTGATAACTCGTACCTTAGCCATTCCAACCTCCTTAGATGCCGTCGCGGTAGCCGACCGTTTCCGGATACACGAATTCCACGGCGCCCAGGCGACCAAAGTAGGTGGTCAGTTGGCGCAGATCGCGGTATTCCAGCGGGGTGCGTTGCAGCGGAACCAGCGGGAAGCGCACACGATCCATTTCCTTCGTGTATGCAACCATGCGGTTGGTGTTGCTCGTGCCGCGACCGACCAGCCACTTGAGCGGCTGGATGTCCAGCGGTCGGCCATTGACGGCATTGCTCAGGCTGTTGACCTTCAGGAATTCCAGGATGCTGATGTTACCAGCGCTGGAGACGATGGTGGACACCAGACGGCCGTAGTTGGTCGGATCGATCAGCAGACGCGACGGCATCACGGCATAGGCCGAAGCGGCCCACACGCTGCTCAGCAGTTCGTTGACATCGGCCAGGATCTGCGCCGGGGTAGCGGTGGCCCAGTTGCCCGTGGTGGCGTTGGCCACGTTGGTCACAGCAGCACCGTTCACCAGGCCAGTTTGACCCAGGCCGGTATCACCGATGTAGACTTGCTCATCGATGTCCATGTTGTACTTGAGCTGCATGCCCGCGTACTTTTGCTGGTCAACCGGGCGCCCCAGCTTTTGGGCCGATTCCAGTTCCGGCAGCGTCCAGCCCAGTTGCATGCCCCACAGGGACAGCGCTTGGGCGGTCTTGCTGATGTCCAGGCCGATACCGGTGATGGCGTTGGCTTCCTTGCCGATCCACGCTTTACCGCTCAGGCCCGTACCCGAAGCCGCCGCAAAGCTGGAGTTCGTGAACGACGAGAACTCATCGGCCACGGACACGTCCTCGCGCAGGTCGATGTCACGATTCCAGGTCACGGCAGCCAGCGGGGCGTGCAGATTCTGGTCAAGGCGTTCCAGCTCGCCGACCAGGAATGCGCCGGCGCTGTCGATCGTGCGCTGATCGAAGGTCATCAGACCGTCACGCGTATACGCACGAATGATGTTGGATTTCTTCATTTTCCCTTCCTATGGGCGTAAAAAAACCCGCCGAAGCGGGTTCTTTGTGCGTTACGGTCGCTTAGACCTTGAACGAGATTTCCACGTTGCCGTCAGCGTCGGCGGCGGACATGAATACGCAGTTGGCAACCGCGATGGTGTTGGTGCTGTCCGCAGCGGCTTCGATGCCACCGATCGGCTGGTCGGTCGTGCCGTTGGCGACACGCACATAGACCTGGCCATTCAGGGCGGCAGCAGCCGAACCGCGCAGCTTGACGGCCGCATAGCCACGGCGCAGCACGTCGGCCGGGCCAGTGGTGGGCGGCTGGGCGATGCCCATAGCGGTCGAAGCCGATTGCGTCGGGAAAGGGCGAACCAGCAAGCCGTAGACGGCAGTGGCAGCGTCACCCGTGCCGATGGGAACAAATCGGCCGCTGGCGATCTTGCCAAACAGGCCATAGGCGGAAAAGGCGGCAGCCGAGTTGAACAGTTGCGGCTCAATCGTCGATTGCGATTGGCGCGTAACGTCGCCCGGGATGCCAAAGGGCATGCGGTAGAGAATTGCGTTGGTGGCCATTCTTTGGTCCTCAGTTATTTGGCCGAACGGCCGTCCCAGTAAGCGCGATTACGCGCATTGATTTCAGCAGCCGACACCGGCCCGCCAAAGTCCCGAGTGCCGATCCCGGAGCGGATACCGGCGGCGTTGTTCTGCGTGCGGCGAACTTCGGCTGCACCTGCGAAGATCGAAGCCACTTGATCCGCCTTCATGCTGGCGAAATCAGCAGTCTTGCCGGCCAGGAAAGGATCGATAGCCTTACGGCCAGCCTCAGTGTCGTAGGCGCTTTGCAGGGCCTTACGCTGGCAGGAGCAGGCCGCATCAGCAGTCATGCCCTTAGCAGCGTCGAAGGTCGGCAGCTTGAAGCCAGGCGCCAGGATCTCGGCACGCTCGGCCAGTTTGCGCAGGCTGTCGCCGGTATAGGCTTCGCCCTTGGCTTCGGTGTTGTGCTCGGCTTCTTCAGCGTTGAGGATCGTGTCTTTCGTCTCGTCCTCTTCGTCCTTCTTTTCCTCGTCGGTAGTACCGCCAACAAGCTTGGCGATCAGGGATTCCAAACGGTCCATGCGGGCCAGGATGTCGCGGTCCAGGTCGTTGTCAACCTTTTCCTCGGATTCATCCTTGGTTTCCTTCTCGTCCTTTTTTTCTTCGGACTCGTCCATGGTTTCAAGCTCTTCCATGGCTTCGGTCATAGCTGCGGCGTCCCGGGTGCCAAAGGCGCCCCAGAGCCGCTGCACGAGGGTTTTCTTTTTCATGCTCGGTTCCTTATCTCCGATTGCGCAACGAGGCCCGCAGCGGCCACGCTCCACGAGGGCAACATGGTTGCCAATGATGTTGCGCTGCTCCCCGCGCCCGGGTTCTACCTGCTCGTAATCCGCCTCGTAGCCACAGGAAACTTCCCGCAAGCCCGATCGGATGTCCTCGATAGCCTGTGCATCGGTGATCAGAAGATCCGCAAACAGGTAATCGTTCTCGATGCCTTGGCCCTGGCGCACGTTCTGCACCGTGCCCACGGCAAGCTGGCGCCACGTCTCAGGCGTCACAAAATCGCTTGGGTGGTCAAGGGTGACCGGCTTGCCCTCAAAGCTGGCGATCGTCTCCGGCCGGAATACTTCCTCCGGGCTTCGGTTGATCTTGATGAGGCCGTCTGGCGTGGCCTCTACAGGCACCTCGCCATCGGCGTAAAGGAGTTCACCAATACGTGCGATCGGCACATCCCGGCAGAGTAGGAAGCCTTCGTTGGTCAGCTCCTGCTTCTCGCCAAGCTTTTCCACCGTGTAGAAGGGCATGGACGCCTTATCGGTCGTCTCACGAGCCTTCTTGTAGGCGATCGCAGCGGCTTGCTTCGGATCGTGGCCAGCCCTGATCAACTCGCGGATGTTCTCTTCGATCACCTCTTTGCTGCTTCCTTTTTTAAGAGGCATGGCGTATTCCAAAAAAAAAACCCGCCGAAGCGGGGCTATAGATCAGGGATGATGGGTTCGGCGTAGCACCGGCAATTCCATATCTCGCCGGGATGGTGGGCTATCCAGTTCGGAGCTTTATCCGTTCCTTCATTCACCATTGGCGGGTCGTTCCAGGCGAAGACCTTGTTGTTCATCGCTTTGTGGCCTGGTCGAACATCCGAATCACCGAGGGTGCGCCAGATGTAATGCGTGCTGCCGATGTACTGCGCCCGGGCCTGGGTAAGGTGAGCAGCGGTTCGGGCGACCTCAGTACGCGCAATCAGCGTGGCACGGCTCTCTGACACTTCACCTGACCGCTGAATCTCCTTGGCGATTTCTGATGCCCTGGTGCTGTCTTCCAGCCCCTTGAGCGTCAGTTCATGCACGCGCTTGGCGGCATCGATCGGCAGACTCTTGATGAGATCCACCTGCTCAGCCAGCAAACCGCGCATGACTTCACCCGTAGGCGCATTCCGAATCTCGTCTGCAAGCGCCTTGGATATCTCCTTGGCGTTCTCGAAATACGTCTGCTTGTCGCGTCGATCCACGTCAAGCAGCATCTTCTGGGACGTGACCGTGGCCCAGGCCGTCAGCGCATCCGAATAGCGCCTCAGCATGTCGTCAATCGACGGCAGATACTGAGGATCGCCAGCAGGGAAGCCGTTGATGATCTCCCCGATGTGCCGGGCAACCTTGCGCAACTGGAAGGCGAAGGAGTTCTCAGCCTTCCTTGTCGGCACAGGGTTACGCCGGCGCTTCTTGTCGAGCGTTTGGGTCTTGGCCCGGCTTGCCAATCTCTGAGCCAGGTACATTCATTTCTCCCGGATCAGGTGGGTCGTCATTGGCCGATTGGATGTCCTCGTCGGTGATCTTGGACCACACGCCGGAAACGTGGCTTGCGTTACGCAATTCGGACAACGCCGTTTTCTGCGTGACCAATCCAGCATCCAGGCCAGTTGCCACCGTATTGGTGATCTTTTCGGCAATGTCCGCTTTCTCGGTGTCGCTCAGTTGCCACAGCGGGCGGAACTCAAACGAAAAGTTCTCATCAGGCGGCGAGCCAAGCTCAGACCGATGGATGACATCAAGCAACGTCGTCAGGCCGGGCCGAAGCTTGCGGTCCTGGTGCTGGTTCACCTGGTCGTAGTAGTTGCGCAGTTCTCCATCATGGTTGCCGCTCAGACCGGCCGGAGCCTGACCAAAGAGGCGCACCATGGGGATCTGCGTGGCGCCGGATATCTGCTGCCCCATCTGGAGCAGCACGTTATCCAAGCCGGAGAATGAGTACTGATGGGCTTCAAACTCGTCGTCCGCATCCATGAGGGTCATGCCCTCGTTGGACTGAAAACGCCTGATCATGTCGATCTGGCCGAGCAAGCCCATATAAGCCAGGTTGCCGCTATCCTGGCCGCCCGCCGCGATGATCTCGCGCAGGCCCTTGACCTTGTACGTGCGCAGGTGGGCTTTGTAGACGAGCTGCGCCGTACCCTGGGTTGTGCTGTCAAATGCCAACAGGCGATCCCACAGACGCTCCAGGACCGACTGGCCCCACAGGTTCTCGGCGATCTTCTGCCAGTAGGGCAGTTCCACGCCATCCATGCGGATCACGCGGCTATAGTGGATAGTCTGGTTGATCAACGCCTGGGCGTCGGCCACGACCTGGTAATACTTCGGCTTACCCATATCGGGGCCATACTCGGTAACCAGGTCTTGCAGCGAAGGTTGCACCAGCCAGCGGTCAAGCACCAGCAGGCCCTTAAACTGGCCAGGGCCAACCGTATCGAGGTTGAGCGGGGTTTTAACATCCTGCCCATCGATCAGCATCACGCAGATCGCACCGCCATAGAGGCGCGCCCATTTGACCGTATCGCAAAGCTGGTTCCAGATCTGGAAACGCTCAAGGGCGCTGTTCAGCTTCTCGATGTCCTCGGGCGCACGATCCGAATGGATATCCACGCCAGCCCGGGTCATGTCCTCTGCAACCGCGTCCACCGCGATCCCACACACCCAAGACGACCGGTAGGCCGCTTCCATCTGGATGCGGTTGCGGCTGATGTAGTCCAGGGTGTAGTGGCCAGCCTTGCTGATGTTGTCAGCCTGGATGCCAGTGCGCGCAATGAAGTTGTTGAAAGAGTCGCTGGTAGGCTTTACCGGCGACGGGCGAGCCTTCGCCTTGGCATATCTGCGACTCATGTGCAACCTCTATTGTTTTGCCAGGCGCGCCCATACCCCCAATCCACCCCGAGACTGGATGTACCCATCCAGGGAGTAGCGGATTGCGTCCCAGCAATGATTGTGTTTGTCTACGATGATCGGCAAGACCTCGTTGGTCTGGCGATCCACCTTGTAGGAATACAGCCGCGCTTCCTCGATGGTCTTGCGACACCGGGGATGAATGATGATTTCCTCAAAGCCCTTCAGGTGCGCAATGCCGTCCTCCACTGACCCGGGCCACTTATCCGCCGCAGCGATGGAAAAACCCTGACGGCGCATATAGCTGATCGTCTCGGGGCGCGCTGAATCGGCCTTGATCGGCCAGTTCCTGCTATCAGGCAGGCTGTCATATAGCTGCGCCAGCTCGTCGATCTCGACGCCAACACCCCACGCCTCGTACTCGATGTACAGCTTTTTGTCCTTGATGAAGGAGCGAATCAGCGTGGAGGGGTCTTGCGCAAAACCGAAGTCAGCACCATAGAACAGGCGCCCAGCGGTCTTGTACAGGTCGTCAGGGAACGCCTCGACCCGATACCGACCGCTGAAGATGATCGCATCGCTGATCGTGCGCGGCATGCCTTCCCAGACATGCAGATACGCCTCGTAGTCGATGCGCTTCAGGTATTCCATTTCCTCCCGCAGCACATCTGGAAGGTACGGGTTGTCCATGTAGTTCATCTGAACCACGATGGCGTTTTCTGGAGGATTGGCAACGAACCGCTGATAGGTGGGGTCGTCCTCGTTGTCCGGATTGAACGTAACCCAGATTTCCGAACCCTCGCCGCGGATCGTCGGCACCAGCACTTCCCAGGAAGTCGCGGATACTGTCTGCGCTTCCTCTACCCAGCAGATATCAATGCCCTCAGTGGATTTGATCCCTTGAACATCGAACTTCAGGCCCTTGAAGATGAACTCAGCCCCGACGCTGCTGCGGATGGACTTCTCCGTCACCGTGAACCAGGCATCCAGCCCGAGGGATTCGATCTGGTCCTTCAGCAGCTTGTGCACCGAATCCCGGATCGTGTTCTGCACCTCACGGGTACACAACACACGGATCGGCTTGCTGGCAGCCATCAACACAAGAGCCCTGGCGACCGACCACGATTTCCCTGAACCACGGCCACCATGGGCAACTTTGTACCGCTTGGGTTTGAAGAACGGGGCGAACTTCGGCGGGAACGTTACGTTAACCGCCCTCATCCTCCGTCTCCCCAAATACGACAGTGAACACAGGAGCGGTTCCATTCGGGCCGCTGTGCTCGATTCGTTCCGTGTACAAACCAGCAGCCTTACCCCGATTCGTCTCGGCGGTAATGGCGGCGGCGTATTGGTCGTCCGCCTCTGCCTTACGGCTCAGCTCATCCAGCCGCGCCAGGTGGCTCTCCAGAGTCAGGAGTGCCTTTTCACGCACGGGCGCCCGCAACTCTTCCAGCCTTGACTTGATCTTGACTTGAGCGAGGAACTGTGATGCCTTTTCGTTGACCGACTTATCGGTCATCTTCTTGGGCTTGTATGCCCTGCGGTATGCCTCGCTGGCGTTACCTGTTTCTATGTACGCCAGACAGAAGGCCTCTTGCTTCTGCGTGAGCGCCATGTTTGTCCCTATTTATCTTCCCGCTTGGGCTTCAGCCCAGGAAACAGCATTCCCAGCCCTGCCGGCGTATACAGCTTCTCGCACCACTTGATGTACTCGGCTGCGATCTGCCGCATGGCTTGGTGCGCCTTGGGCGATATCAGTAGGTAGTCCATATCCACCTCAGAAGAAAGCAGCTTTGGCCAGAGTGGCTTGGACACCCATGACGGTTTGTCTATCGTTCTTCCACATCTTCGCTGCCATCGCGAGATGTAAGGCGAATAGCCTCATCTCACTGCCCTCTTGAGACATTCCTTCTAGGGCTTGGGAAATTTCCAATACTCGTGCTGGCGTGACCACAAGAGCAAACGCGCCCTCTTCTTTATCCATGATTACCTCCCCAGGTAGATTTACAGGTGACCACATCCACGCTCAACCGGCTGCGGCCGAGGAATGATGGTCGGGTCTACGGCGTTTATGCTGATCTTGTGGCACGGTGACGCCGCACCATTCATGCGCTTGGCGCTGGCAATGGCCAGGAAAGCGAACGCCAGCACCCCCCAGATAACGAGGCCGGCGAATAGACCGATCACGATGTATACGGATGCGTCGAGCATTGAACCTCCCCAGGTATGTAAGTGTGGGAATCCCTCTCGGGCGGCAGGCAGTCCGACTTTGCTACGCCAACCATGGCGCGTTGCCGAATGCGGCCTTTGATGCGTATTGCCTGGCTGTCACCCACTAAGGTGCAGCCTCAACCCCGTTTCAGTCAGCCGCGAAGGCCGAGGGATGAGGGGGAGGAACCCAGACCTAATCCGGGGGGAGGCTGCACGTTACTAGGCGCAAAAAAGCCCGCACAATGGCGGGCGAGTCCGACGAACATTCGAGGGGCTATCCCCTCAAATTCGAAATCACGATAATTGCTACGAAGATTCCAAGAATTAGGAGGTTGCGCATCTTATAGCCAGCCACCTGATCCGCTACTGCCGTACCCTCTTCGATCCCAGCAAACATACTGCCACTACAGATAGGGCAGCGCTGGCGGTAAAAAGGGATGGCCAGAATCCACACCCCCGCTGTGACCAAAACCAAGATGACGCTACCCGCGCCGATCTTCCTACGCGTCTGCACATCCCTTTGGCACATCATGCATCTGCATATCATGTCGCTCTCCTCATATGCGCGCTGTACTGCTGCATTGCGATGGAAACCGAATGATAGCCGGGGTTGTCGTAACCTGCGGGCGCAACTTCCCTGGCGATATTCTCCCGGTTTCCTTCCCGGTTTGCATCAAGTGCATGTCCCGGTTTTTGCCAGGCGTAGGTCGTGGTGCCGCCGTTGGCCGTGGCCGGGACGATGACCACACTCCCCGCTTCCTCCAGACAGACCAGCGCACGCCTGGCAGCCTTGCGAGCCGCCTCCCATTCCTGCGGCGTGTGCGGTGCGCCTCTCCTGACGTGCCGAACGATCTGGATCATCTTGAAGGGACGCCCGGGGTATGCGGCCAATAGCTCAATGATTTCGCGTGCGTACAGCATCAGAATTCCTCTTTCACTTTCTGCTTAAACAGCCCCAGAGCGATCTGGTAATACGTAGCCGGGATGCCGATGATGGCCGATGCCATGTCCCGGCGTTCCCTGGCGTTAGCCTCGCCGTACTCATGCCGGCGCGTGAACTCGGCCTGGACAACGCGCTGTTCGATAAGCGGAAGGGTTTCGTAGATCCGGTTCACCCGCTGTGCCCGATCGATGTTCACCGGGATGGGCTTGGGTTCCGGGTCTTCCTCTTCCTCGTCCACCTCACGCAGATAGCCGCGCTCGATGGATCCACATTTCAGGTTGGGATCGGGATGCGGCCATTCCCCCATCCAGCACCAGCGGGACCAGTTCCATACCTCGGCTATGGTGTCGTGGTCATTCAGCATTTAGCCATCCCCATGCCCTGCCAATAAAGGAGCGTTCAAACCGGATACGCCTTTCATGGAATGAAATAAGAGAATCCCAATTTCTCCATGCCTCGGTCGCCGTTGAGCCGAACCCCTGGTAGCCGCTACCGGTGCAGGTCCAACCGCTGACAACTGAGGGCCATGCCGCCTTTATCTGGTCAGGCAACACCAGCATCTTTATTCGAGGCTTTTCCATCATCCCCCCATAACCCGGTAGTTGCTGACGTTGCTGGTCAAGCTGATAGGTCTTGCCATTCCCTTTAAACGCTCCATTGCCTGGCGCATCTGAGCGCTGGGAACGTATTCAGGGGCCTTGATAGGCTGGATGGTGCTGGGCTGTACGGGTTGCTTCATTTCTTGAATGCCCTGTAGAAGATGGAGAAGATGAGGCAATAGGCCGCGCCCATTCCCCCGAACCCGATAAGAATCGCAAGGACGAATTCATATCCGCTCATCAGAGTTCCCCTCAATGATCGAACATGGAAGAACTCGTAGACTCATCCTCTTCCTGCCAGCGCCGAACTATCTCCGCGCCCTCTTCCGATTCCTCGATGTCCCAACGGCTGAACATGTTCAGTTCCTCGTATTCTTCTTTGGTCATGCTTGCGCTCCTTGCTGCGCCTGGACGGTCAGGGCCACACCGATAGCGGGCCATGCATGGCTGGAAACCCCATAAAGGGGGCCTGGCTTGGCCTTGGTGCCGATCTGAGGGGTAGCCCCGCCACCAGTCCTTGGGAACCTGTCTAGGATGGCTTGGCGCACATTGCTGTCTTTGGCTTGGGTCGTTCCACACAAGTGCATCTTCACGTCCTTGCGATACACGAGTTCGGCAGTTCTGAACTCGGAGATAGCCTGAATGAAACGCCCAATCCAAACACAAGTCTCGAAAACCTCCTTACCGACCGGCATGCCATAGCTCGCGATCATTTCTATGGCGATACGAGTGTGGTCCACCACCTGCAAGTAGCTCAATAAATCTTCATTTTTCTTAACGCCGCAGCTAAGGACGCGATGGTGTTCTGGGAGATAGACGCACCAACCCGATTCTTCTGGGCCTGGGTCAATCCCATATATCGAATAGAGCTGGCGAGTCACTACTAAGTCGTCTGCCGCAAGCGGGTACTTCTCCGGTTTGCAGACAAGGCAACCATCACATCCTCTGGCTTGGCATTGCATCCGCGTTCTTTCAAATTGCGTGGCCGCCATCGGATCGAGAACAACGTCCATTTGCTTCATTTCCGCCCAGCCTCCTTGATGGCGCGACAGAGTTGATCGACGGAAATAACAAAAACCACCCCTGCGATGCCTGCAACGCCTCCCCATAGCCCTGCTGCCCCAAACACGGCGATAACGACAGCGCACACCATGAGATAGATGTAGATTCCAGTATTCATACGCCCACCTGCGCCCGCAGCACGCGGAAGGGATCGAAGATGCCGGGGATGTAGCTGCCCCGGATGCGCTCTACGGTGCGGTCGTTTTCTGCCATAACCGTACCCACCTCTAAGCGGTAATGGTAGAAATTCGGGTCTTCGTTCTCAGGGCCGGGGCCGTACACAAAGATATGCGCCTGCCCGTTCCATATCTGGCGCATCTCGTGTGAGCAGTGGGCCGCTTTCGCGCACACCAGACCATCTACCGCGTATCTGACGCGCTCCTTGGATAACCCCGTTGAGGCGACCAGCTCGGCCACCGTCTGCGGGCCTTTTTCCTTCAACGAAGCAAGTACCTTGTCTTTCCCTGATTGACGCTTTCCCATGATTTCCTCCGATTTTCCTTAGTCCCTCAACGTGCTGTACTTCTTTGGTTTCGCCGCGGCTGAATTGCGCGCTTCCGCCACTTTGTGGGGGTCTGCATCCAAGAACCTGGAGTGCTGACCCTGGAACGTCAAAACAACCTCTCCCAACGGCCCCATGCGTTGCTTGCGGATCAGGATTTCCGCCAAGCCTTTCATGGGGCTATCCTCGAAGTAGTACTCGTCGCGGTAGACCATCAAGACCACATCGGCGTCCTGCTCAATGGCGCCAGACTCCCGCAGATCGCTCATGATCGGGCGCTTGTTCGGACGCTCTTCGACCTTTCGCGACAACTGGGAAAGCGCGATGATGGGACACGAAAGTTCACGGGCCAGCAGCTTGAGCGAGCGCGTAATCCGGCTCAGGTCTTCATTGCGGGTGGCGCCTTCGTCCTGCATCAGTTGCAGATAGTCCACGACGATCAAATCCAGTCGCCCCTGACGCTGCTTCACCTTCCTGGCAGCCAGACGGATGCGGGATACGTTGGCCAGGGCCGGATCGTCAGCAATGATCAGGTGCTGGTTTTCCAGCATCTGGAGGGCATGGGTCAGCCTCGGCCAGTCGTTGTCTTCGAGCTTCCCGTTGCGCAAATGCTGCGTGTTGATGGCGCCGTACCGCGCAATGCTGCGTTCCACCAACTGCATCGCCGACATTTCCAGACTGACGATCAACGCAACACCGTCTTTCTCGGTCACGTTCTCAGCGCAGTTGACGGCAAAGGTGGTCTTGCCCATCGAGGGACGGCCAGCAACGATGATCAGATCGCCGTCTTGCAAACCACAGGTCTTCTCGTCTAGGTCAATGAATCCAGTGGACAGGCCTGACACTGCGCCGCCGCTCTCAGACCTAGCTTCAAGCGTTTCCAACACGCCACGCAGCAATGAACCAACTTCGACAGGATCTCTCCCGGCAGATCGGTTGTCAGCCAAGCTCATAACCAAGCCCGTAGCCTGATCTACCAACGACTCCGGATTTCCCGTCTCCGCCAGGTCAACGATTTCACGCCCAATGCCCATGACTTCACGACGCAGACGATGATCGCGCACAATCTCTGCGTACCTGCGGACATTCGCTGCGCTGGGGACGTTTTGAGCGATGGCGTTGAGGTAGACCATACCCCCCGCCTTTTCGGCGCACTGAGCGCGTTCTAACGCGTCGTGGACGGTAAGAACGTCGGCAGGCTGACCCTGGTTGATTAGCGAAACAATGGATTCGTAGATCAGCCGGTGGTCATGCCGGTAGAAGTCGCCAGCGTTCAACTGGCCGTCCAAACGTTCCCAGGCCCGGTTGTCTTGCAGAATGGCGCCTAGGATGGATTGTTCAGCATCCACCGAATGCGAAGGCAGGCGAAGTGCGGCGGTCATGCTGCCTCCCGCTTGTCGTGCAAGCGCTGCGCCTGGATGCCAATCGTGGTCAGCGCATAGCCGCCGTCAGCGCTGGCGTACCAGAGCTTGTACCAACCCTTGGTCACGCAGTTCACGAAGTGCCTACGCCAGTCAGCCTGCAACCGACGCTCGTCCGGACCTTCGGGCAGGTGCCGCCGCTTGAACTCCATCCACGCCAAGTTGACAAATTCCATCGGCAGCCCGGTCCCCTCGACGTAATCCAGCAGAGGCTTGTGTTCGCTGATCGCCTTTTCCCCGCGCTCCTTGCAGTGTTCCAGAAAGGTCTTCAGGGCGATGGAGGGCTTGCGCTCACGCTTGGGTTTGCCAGCCGAAGGCGGGATCGGCTCGTCACCCCCCTGCGAAGGGGGGTTAGGGGGGTTTTTATCCTCTTCCTTTCCCTTCCCTTCCCTTCCGTCCATGAGCGATCCATTACCACTCAGTGAGTCCTCATTAACAGGTGGCTGAGGGATGTTGGATTTCGAAGGGCGATTGATGACCTGATGCTTCTTGAATCCCTTGATATGCAAGAAGAATTCACCGTTCACTGAATACTCAATGAGCATTCCATGTGCGATCAGTTCTTGAATTAGCGGCTCGCAGTCAATCGAATCCGCAGGAAACACCTGCATCTTCACTTTCTTCGCCGAGCGCTGAAGATTGCCGTTGTCGTCGGCAAAGTTCCAGATGCCGATGAACAATAGGCGAGCACTCACTGAGCACTCAGTGACTTTTTCATCAGTCCAAAAATCGGGCTTGATCGTTCTGATCCGTGCCATTAGAATTTCTCCATCGTTGCAGTACCCGGGCCGCTCGTCACAGCGGCCTTTTCTTTTTCGTCTTCGTCTTTCACCAACCGGCGCAGCGGCTCAATAGCGCGCTGATAGTGCAATTCCACTTCTGCCGGCCATTGGCCCTTCTGCATCAGTGCCGCTCGCGTGGCATCCACGTATTCCCATTCACGCTTCCAACGCTCAGCCTTGGGAATGCCTCCCTGGTCGTGGATCCGGTGAAGATGCGGCGCCAGTGGAAAACAGAGGCTGTCGCAAGCCTTCAACCCTGCGCCCTTGGTGATGTTCACGTGACACGCTTGCGCAGCCCCGCCGGTCACCAGGCAGCCCAGCGCCACCACGTTGCGGCGATGCTGCTCGCTTCTCAGAAGGGACGGCATCTTGTGGCCAGGAGGGCGATAGAAGCCCATGGCAATCTCGACCTTGCGGCCCAGGCCTTCGCTACGGACGGCTTTGGTACAGCGCATAGGGGCCTTGCGTTGCAACGTCGAGTTGCGCATCTCAAATCCCCTTCACACAAAGGTGGACGCCACGACCGGAAAAATCTTCACGAACGGCGTTTGCATACTTGGTAAGCTGGGCAACGTTCATGAGCGATGTGACCGGGAAGTACCTCATCACCATCAGCTTGCGTTCGTAGCTCAAGCCTTTGATAGCGCCGTCGTAGGCTTCGCGAAAGGCTTCATCCTCGGCGCGCAAAATCGGCACGCCGTGGTGCAGCTTGCAGTAGCACTTCCAACCCAGCTCGTCGTCTTCGGGGAGAGCCTGTGCGATCTCTTCATACCAAGCGTGAGAAAAGGCGTTCTGTGCAAGCGTGCGCCCTTTCGGCTTGATCTCGACCCGCATATCCACACCAGCGGACAGCACGGCCATGACGGCATTGCGCCGGATCTGCTCGCTGTAGAGTACGAACACTTGCTTTTCCATTAGTGCGCTCCGCAAGTGCCTTGGCTCAAGCGGGCACGGCAGCAATTGGCGCCGATGGAGTTGCCACGGGCCAAGTAGTCCATGTACCACTGCTCAACAATGGCCATCCCGAACACCTTCAACATGGCATCGAGCTGCCAAATCTTGATGCCCACAGTGCCATTGATGATCTGAGTGATAGACGATTCATCCTTCCAGCCGCATTCCTTCATGATTTCCAGCTTTTGCGCCTTAGTCATGTTGGTCAGCGCCTTGCGAAGAAGCGTTTCGCCTTCTTCCGTGCTGGTGGGGAGGATGGGAATTTCTGCTGCGTTCATGCTGCTTCAACGCCGTTCAAGTGAAAGTGAATGCCTCTGAAAGAGGTCTTGTTCAAACTGTCGGCATCCAAACAAGGAATGCCGAAATGACTGAAACCGAAAAACTGCTGAAAGTCGCCGCCGAACTCGCTAAGGGGACTTTCATCGACCCCACCGAATCCGCTGTGATCGCCATCTTTCAACGCCTGTGCTGCGAGCAAGACGAGGCCCGTATGAGCCGGGATATGGAACACGCTGGGGTTTTGCACTAAATGGGCGCCCTCCCGCTTCCCCTTAAACTGTGCACTTTGAAACTCAACGTTCTCAGGAAAGGGGGTAGCCGTGGACAAGCACGCTTTCTTCATTGACGCGGTAAGGAACCGATTCATCGTTCAGCTCCACTATGAAACGCTGTCTCGCCCTTCCATGCTGGTCGAGCCGTACGCATATGGCCTAAAGGATGGTCAGCCCACGATATTTGCGTGGGACAGGGCATATTCAGAATGGAGTTGGAACGACGGCGATGGGTGGAGATGGCTGCAACTCGACAAAATCCTGAACCCAGGACTGCATGGAGGGGTCTTTTCTGCCGGGCGCCGCGGTTACCGACATGACAGCAGGCATATGCAAACCATCTACGCTCAGCTTTGATCGAAACGGCGCAATCGCCGACCAGAAATTGCCATTCCCCCACAACTGACTCATCGCGCATGTCTGCCTCCATCAGAGGCGGAAGATGCGAATTCGGCGACAAGATGCGGAATGGTCAAGCGACGATCTGCGCTTACAAGCCGCTCGATCATGGCCAGGCTCGGCTTCTTCCCACGCCAGCCAGTGGCGAGTTGCCACAGGTAGCCCGGATCCGTATTGGCCTTCTTGGCGAGCGCATGGCGCTCCTTTTGGCTGAGCTTGGGGTAGAGGTCTTTTAGCTTCATAGCCTTAATTTAGCCTATGGCTAACGTTTTCGCAAACACTTTTTGCGCACCCTTGAGCTTTTGGCGCATTCCAACTCTTAGCCAATGGCTATCTAATGACGCGATGAAATTAGCCACCACCGACGAAATCCGCCGAAGCAACTTGGCGCTCCTCGCCTCCCGATTCGGAGGGAACCGCCAGCTAGCCGACAAAATGGGGAAGAGCGAATCTCAGCTCAGTCAGTGGATCAACGCGTCCACAAACTCAGGAACCGGCAAGCCTCGGGGAATGAGATCCAGCACGTGCAGGGAGATCGAGAGTTCTCTCCGGCTGCCGCAGGGATGGCTGGACACTCCCCATGCTCCAGACGAGGCAATCCCAGGGGAACAGGCACCTAGCATCCTCAGGCTGCCCGAGGATCAGGGCAATGTGGTTTCTTGGGAGAACTCCGAAGACCTAGAGCCAGACGAAGACCGAGTTTGGATTGACCGATACGACTACCAGTTGTCAGCAGGTACGGGGATGATTCAGTGGGAAGTTAGATCAAAGAAAGCTCTACCCTTTGATGCTGGATTTTTCCGCGCCCTACGCTCCAATCCTAAGGACTGCAAGCTTTTGCTGGTTCGGGGGGACAGCATGGAGCCGTATCTGTTCAACCGGGACTTGGCGATGGTCGATTCTTCGAAGACAATGATTCGTGACGGGAAGATCTATGCCGTTCACTTTGAAGATGAGCCTCTAGTCAAGCAGATCTTCAAGCAGGCAGGTGGCGGGGTGACGTTGCACTCATACAACGGGAAGTACCCAGATAGAACCATTTCGGCGGATCAGATGGAATCGCTTTCTATCGTGGGTGAGGTGATCTACCGCTCGGGGTCTGGCCCCGCCGGCGGCAACTAGCAATAAACAAGCCACCTATAAGGTGGCTTTTTTACGCCCGAACGATACCAAAACCCTTCTACCCAGGGCTTAGCCTGCCCGCAGAGAGGGTTCGGTTCTTTCCACCTGTTGTTCTGACTCCGCCGGAGCGGTCGCGTCCTCAATCGCATACCTGACTTGGACGATCTCCCGACGGGTGTAAAGGTCCGGCATCCCAATTGTGGTCAAAAGGGCCAACGGACCTAACAGGATGCCCCAGAGGAACCAGCAGGCGCCGCACAGCCCTTTGGCGTTCGCTATATGGTGAGCAAGGAAGGCGCAGGCAAGCCAAAAGACAATTAATAGCGCCATCGGGAACGCCGTAAGCAGGAAAACCACCGCCTCCATCACTTCCTCCAAGGGTATCGGGCCGACTTGGCACCGTGAGGGATCGTAACCGAACCAAGCAATACCTTGCCAATAGGACCTGTGCCGCTGTCAGCGGCCATTTTTTTTGGTCGCAAAATTTAGCTTTTTAGCTACTAGCGAAAAATAGCTTGACTGAAACTTTAGCTTTCGGCTAATCTACACACATGCCGCAAACACGGCTACGAAACAAGCCCTCGGCCTCGTCTCCCAGCGAGAGGACGTTACCGCCACAAAGTCGGGTGGGCATGGGAAGCAGTACCAGCAGTACCTGCTCTTTAACAATCTGCAAGCCATGGAATACGCCTAAAGCCGCAAGGCCGGTAAGCGCAGGTGGCAATCCCCCACGCCTGAATGCATAGACCGGGGGCTATCACCGACACGCCTGATCTCACGTGGGGATCGCAAAGGGTGTGCACGGGATTGAAGAGGCGTCCGACCGACTGCGAGCCAGCATTGCTGGGAGTTGCGCGGCGGTGGGCGCCCCGGATTTATCTGAATGCCGGCAATACGTGCCCTGGCATTTTCATGAACCCGGAGGTCGATATGACCAAAGTGACCGTTGAGGTTGAACTTGACCTCACAGAGCTGGGTGACGACGAAATGGTTTCCGAGCTTGAGTCTCGCGGCTATGAGGTTTCGTCGGATTTTGAGGCTGATCACCCGTCCGTAAACCTGGACTTGATGGCCAAGATCCATCAGCTCCTGACGATGGGCAAGGAGCAGGACGCCCTCGACATTCTGCGCCCGTACCTGCGGGACATTCTTGGGAAGGCGCTATGA